CCTTTGGAAGGCCGGGTGTACAGCCGTTCTGGGGATAATCCAGATTATCCGGCTTTGGCAAAGGCTTTTGGGAAGGTAGACCCAAATGGACCGGATGACCTAAGCAATACATACCTTAACATCCATCCAAACTGCCTGCATTCCCTGGTCAAGTATACAACCATGGGTAAAACGGATAAGCAGATTCAGATGGACAAGGACTTCTCCAGCTTTGAAAAAAACCCGATTACAGTGGACCCACGAACCAAGAAGCAGATTGCGGCATATAAAGAGAAGGTAGGGAACCGACAGAAGCTGTTAAATGATTACAAGCAGTATAATCGGTATCGAAAGGTATGTGGTAATGACATGCCGAAAACCTTTGAAAAGTTCAGGGACATGAAGTATAATGAATCTGTAAAATGGAAGGAAACGCAGGCCATTTACCGGAAATCAAATGCATATGGAAAGATCATTGCAAAAGAACCGGAAATCACTGCTGATTTGACCAAGATATCAAATGATACAGGGGTGTCTATGATTGGACTGGAGCACCGTGTAAAAACGAAGGATTCCTTCCTGCGCAAGGTGGGAACAGACAGCAATCATAGCCTGGATGCACAAGCCATTACGGACACTATTAACTCCACAAATGATGTAATCCGGTATACCTACCAGGATAATCCACTGAACCTAACAAATGCATATGTAAATGTCACGGATGCAATGAAGGCAAAAGGATATAAGGTGGTAAGGGTGAGAAATACCTGGCTGGATAAACGGTCTGCATATAAAGGCGTTAACTGCATATTCCAAGCTCCTTCTGGTCAGAAATTTGAGATACAGTTTCATACACCAGAAAGTTTCCAGGTTAAAGATGGCCCGATGCATAAACTGTATGAGGAGGCCAGGAAGGACACCACGACACCCGAGAGAAGGGCAGAACTGAACAAAAAGATGTTTGAGCTATCTGCGCAGTTAGAAGTGCCGGTAAATATTGACCGGATTAAGTAGGAGGTCATATGAAAGATTTTTATTTTGTTTATGGTTATGATAGTAAAAAGAAAAAGGCCAATCGTCTGTATCGCTTCCTGAACGGTAATTTTGAACGGTATGATAAGCGGTTGAGAAAGTGGATTCCTGCGCCAGAGCAGTCTTGTATTTTCATCGGAGAGGATTGGGAGTATGATGAGGTATCCCCTGAAGATGCGGAAAAAATAAAAGAGATGTTGATTGTGTAATGCTATCGGTCAGGCGCTGGTAGCATTTTTGTTGCGATATCGCAACAGGAAGGAACTGAATAAGATGCTTGCATATTATGGCTATACGATAAGCCCCAACCAGATGGAAACGGTTGAGGGCTTTTTAATTTGCCGCAATGTGCCTATAGCCAGAACTGGCGAGATGGAGTACCTGGAAAGCGAGTTGAAACAGGACGGGGATATTTCTAAGGTGGTGAAGGTATACCGTTCACCGGATGAGGTCTTTTCAGAAGCGGCCTTATCCAGTTTTGAGGGTAAGCCAATCACGGATGAACATCCGCCTGAACTTCTCACACCGGACAACTGTACCCAGTATGCCAGAGGGCACGCCCAGAACATCCGGAAGGGAGAAGGGGAATGGGAGGGACATGTGATAGCGGACCTGCACATCCAGGATGAGGAATTAATCCGGGCGGTTCAGGGCGGTAAGCGGGAAATAAGCTGCGGATATGAGTGCAGCTACACGGAAAATGAGGATGGGACCTATTCGCAGCATGATATCCGGGGGAACCATATCGCCGTGGTGACACGGGGAAGGGCCGGGAAGCATGTTGCGATTTTAGATTCAAAGAAAAACGTAGAGGCCGTGAAAAGGCCGGAAAGGAATGGGAAGATGAAGAAGAACAGTTTATTTTTCAAGTGGTTTGCCCAGGCGGCTAAGGATGCATCACCGGAAGAGCTGGAAACGATGGCGGCAGATGCGGCAGCGGCAATGGATGAGGGTGCGGCGCCACAGGAACCTCCTGCAGTGCCTGTACACAAAGAGGAGCCTCCGAAAGAAGGCGCGCAGGATTCATCCAGCCTTGACGGGAAACTGGATATGCTGATGGATATGATAAAGGGACTGGCAGGTGAAAAACCCGGAGTTACTATTGAGAAGCCGGCCGAAGACCCACTGGACAGCCTGGTAAAGGAACTGACGGGGGAAGGCGGGGAGCCATCGGCTCCAACAACTGAGGCGAAAGTGGTTCCGGCAGAAGAACTGGATAAATCAGCATGTGCAGCAGATAAGGCAGTCATGGCAGCTGTCGTAAAGCAGCTCAGGCCGGTTATTGCAGGGATTAAGGATGAAGATACAAGGAAGGCCGTTACCGATTCCCTGGTATCCTGTCTGACCGATAAGGATGCGGTAAGCGATATTACGAAGATTGCCCAGGCGGCCCAAAAGAATGCGGCAAAGATGGCTGACCAGAAGCCACAGATGGATTTAGATGCGTATCAGGCTGCCTATGATGCCATGAATCCACACAAAAAGAATGGAGGTATGAAGTAATGAAAGGACAGGTTATCGGAAAGAACATGACACATGGCTATGCAGGTGATTATGCCAGACAGCCAGATATGATAGTGGATACCCATCCACTGGGAGGGAGTGAAGCGGTAGTGTTTGGCACTCCTCTTGTTTATGACAGTAATGAAAAGGTAGTGGCCTTCGGGGATTCTGGAACGGCTGCTGATTTTGTGGGAATTGCTTCCCGCGAGTTTAAGAGCGCTACATCCTATCTTTCACAGTCCGATGGAGAGTATAGGCCGGATGAAGCGGTGAGTGTGTTCAAGCGCGGATGTATCAACGTGTTGTGTAACGTAGGAACACCAAAATTAGGCGGAAAGGTATATATTCGCACTGTTGTCAATGAGTCAATCCCTACAGGTGTTATAGGAGGTTTTGAAGCGTCTGAGGATTCTGGTAAGACCGTAGAACTTACGAACTGTGAGTGGCATGGTGGTAAGGATGCCAATAATGTAGCAGAAATCAGGATTATGTCCTGCAACAGAGCATAAGGAGGAAAAACACAATGAGCAAATTTCAGAGCATGGGGACCTTTGACGGTGGCGTGATATCATCCTCACCAACTGGTGCGGCCGCTCCACAGCGGTTCCAGACAATGGATTCGGCGGCAATTGCCAATGGAGGTGCGCTCCTGCAGTCCGAACTTGAAAAGAAGGATAACGTCATAAGGCAGCCCCTTACCAGTTTCACGTACAGCCGTGATATTCCAATGAGAGTGGGCGGCGGCTGGGCCGAGTTTGTAAGCGCCATGAATGTGGGGTATGGAGTGACCGGAGGAAGCGAGGATGGCCTGGTACATGCAGGCGGGGCCAACGGTATCCCGATGGTACAGGCTAATTTTGATAAGGGATTATTCAAAACCCATATTTTTTCTATCGGAATGAGAATCATGTGGGTGGATATGCAGCGCGAGAAACTGACTGGACGTAGCTTGGAAAGCATCCTGCGGGATGGAATCCGTATGGCCTATGATAAGCATATGGACGCTAATGTATACGTGGGCATCAAACGCTATGGTTCTACTGGCCTTATCAATAATCCGGAAGTCACCACGGCAAATGCTGCGGCAACCGGAACAGGTAGCTCCACGAAATTTAAGGATAAGACACCGGATCAGATACTCCGGGATATCAACGATGCCATTCTGGCTGTTTGGGAAACTGCGGAGTATGACAGGGATGCGGTCCCGAACCATATCATCATGCCATACGAACAGATTAATTACCTGGCAACCACGAAGGTGACGGAACTGGCCGAGAAGACAATCCTGCAGTTCCTGCTGGATAACAATGTGGCCAAGACTAACGGTAGTGACCTGTATATCGGGGGATGTTCCTGGTGTAAGGGTGCCGGCACGGGTGGGAATGACCGCATGGTGGTATACATTAACAAAGAACGGTATGTGGCTAGCGATGAACTGGCCCCATTAAGCCGTGCCATGACACAGCCGAACGCGGAGAATGTGTGCTATGACACAGCATACATGGCAAATATATCTGAGGTGCAGATGTATTATGAGGACATCATGCGCTATGTGGACGGAATCTAAGGGAGGGTAGCCATATGTTCATAAACAGTAAAAAATGTTTTGAAATCCGCGAGGGAGACCAGAAATTGCTTATCCCCCGCAATTTTATCGGTACTATTCCTGATTGGGCATCAAAGCACTGGATGGTACAGGCAGCCATCCATGACGGATCCATTGCCACGCCGGATAATACAGCGGATAAGGCGCTGGAAGCAGCGGACACGGACGCTGGAGAAAAAGCAAAAGAGTACGATATCAGACCAGAGGTAGCGGACACGGACGCTGGAGAGCAGGCAAAGCAGACCGGAAGGAAAGTGAAAGGTTAAGGAGGGACGGGAATGGATGGAGCACAATTTAATGGAGTGATAGCTGCAGCGACCAATATGCCAGCGCTGGGTGAAAAGGGTACATACACATCTGTGATGTTCCTGGCAGATTTCCCACAGTTTAAAAGGTCCGGAGAGTCTGAGGGCAAAAGCCTGGTACCGGACCCCATACTGCAGCTGTATGTGGATAGTGCAAATTCCACCATCCTTCCCATCCGGTACCATGACATGTGGAGATACGCCGCCGGGCTGTTTGTGGCTCACTACAGCACGCTGTATCTTAAGACCTATTCGGATGGCTCCCCATCGGCTGGCAGCCAAAGGCCAGCAGGCCGGGTTGATTAAAGAGGCATCCATGGGAGATACCTCCATCAGCTATGATAATGAGGCGGTTACGGTGGCAATGGCAAAATGGGGAGCCTGGAACTCCACGCAGTACGGGCAGCAGCTGGCCACTATGGCCCGCATGATCGGGATGGGAGGAATGTATGTTATTTGATAATCCAATCTTTAAAGGATGGTATACGGATACGGTTGACATATACCGCGTAGTCCCAGACAAAGAAGGAAACCTGACGAAACAGAAGCGACAGAAGCAGAACACGGCCCCCATCCCGTGCAGGGTATACAGTTCTAAGCGAGACGGTCCTATTATGGGAGTGACAGCCGCAAAGGAACGGTCCATGGAAAAGATGGCGTGTGACCTGTCAGTGGATATCATGGCTGGTGATGAGTTAAGGATTGTCCGTGGCGGGAACCTGGGGCACGCAAACCAGGCAGAGCGGTATTTCGCTGGTGAGCCGCAAAGATACTATGACCCGGTGGGCGGTGCTCTTACTGGTCTGGAGCATCAGAAGGTAGGCCTGCTGAAAGATGAGATTGTGAGGTGAATGCATGTCAAGTTTTGGAAGCCAGATGCGCAAGAGACTGGAAGAACTTCATAAGGCAGGGCAGGATGTGCCGAGGATTATGGCCGATGTGGCCGAAGGCGCTATGATCGCAGCAGTGGAAAAGGCTACGGAAAGGACCCCTCCAAACGGAGGCGCCCCTATTTCTGGTACCGGGACCCGGTCTGGTGAATTGGCGCAGCATTGGTCAACAGACAGTGTGACGAAACCAGTCATCTCGGGTGCCAGTGTGAGGACAACACTGGCTAATAACATACTATATGCATCCTATGTCAATGATGGGCATCGGATGGACCAGCATTTTGTACCGGGATTGATAATCAACGGGAATATGCTGGAAAAGGTAAATCCATCCATGGGTGGGATTACCGTTGGAACCAGGACAAAGTATGTGGAGGGAAAATACATGAAAGAGGCGGCCATTGGAAAGTACCGCGATGTGGTCCGTATGGAACTGGGAAAACGTGTGAGGGAGGCGTTCAGATGATATTCACATTAGAGAACATTATAAATAGCCTGGCCGGAGTACTTACAGCACAGTATCCGGATTATCCGGTATATGCCAGCCCAAACCAGCAGGGGACAGACTACCCTTGCTTTTTTATTTTTTTCATGCCTTCCAAAATTGAAAAGCATATGAATGATAGGTTCCTGCGTGACCTGGGTGTCGATATCGTGTTTGTGCAACAGCGTAATATAGTTAATGGAAATGCGGAAATACAGGCTATAGCAGAGTACCTGGATGGGATGTTGGAGCTGTTTGATTATGCAGACAGTAGTGGAGGGACAGCCAAGATACGTACCTTTGAGCGGCAATGGCAGACAGAGGATGATGAAATGCACTATCAATTCCATATCCGGCAACGGGTAAGCGCCCCAAGAAACAATGAACTGATGCAGATAATGGAGGAAAACAATGCCAGCATCAAATAAAATTAAAGGCTCTATTGCGATATCGCAACAGAAGAAGCTGAAGAAATATCCGACCGACAAATTACTGCATAGTAAGGTCCTGTCAGGATATCAGCCGGATTTTGCCAGGGTAATCCTGCAGGAGCCGGAATACACCATAGAGGACGCGAAGGCGGCCCTCGACAAAGTTTTGAAAGGAGGTAAGTAGACATGGCAGGAGGTACATGGACAAATCAGAACAAAGTGCAGCCCGGTGTGTATATCAATGTCAAATCCAAAGGCAACATCAATACCAATGTTGGGAATAAAGGCATTGTGGCAATCGCAGAACCCCTTTCCTGGGGACCTGTGGAAACCATTAAGGAAATATTGCCTGGTGAAGATTTAAGACCATATATCGGTTATGATATCACGAGTCCCAAGGCCTTATTTTTGCGAGAAATGATGAAAGGAAGCGATGTCAGTGCAGGGCCTAGTAAAATCCTGTTGTACAGGCCTAAGGGAAGTGGCGGAAAGAAGGCAACGGTTACATCAGGAGCCCTGACCATCACGGCGCTGTATGAAGGTATCAGGGGAAATGACATCTCTGTTATCGTGCAGGAACAGGCCGACCAAGATGGGGCATTTGATGTCAGTACTGTAATTGATGGGACCATAGTTGATGAACAGGCTATTAAAAAGCTGGATGACCTGAAAGCAAATACGTGGGTAACGTTTGATGGAACAGGAACTGATATAACTGAAACAGCTGGGGTCACATTGGCAGGGGGAACCGACCCAACTATATCAGCGTCTGATTATGCAGCATTCCTGACAGCCATTGAACCTTACCAATTTGATACATTGGTCTATGATGGCACTGATAATACGACTATACAGGCGATTGCAGCATTTGTGAGACGTGTATCAAACAGCATTGGTCAGAAATGCCAGGCTGTAATGGCCAATGCACATACGGTAAACAGCGAGTGGGTGATATCCGCAAAAAATGGGGTCAAGCTGTCAGATGGTACGGCGTTGACTGCACAGCAGGTCACATGGTGGCTGGGGGGTGCGGAGGCAGGTGCAAGATATAACCAGTCGTTGACGTATGCACAATATCCGGATGCAATTGAGGCTAACCCGAAACTGACTGATGGGCAGATAACAGCAGCCATACAATCTGGCCAGATTGTGTTCATTGACACATTTGGTTCCGTCAAGGTATGTACAGATATCAACACACTGACATCTTACAGTGTGGACAAAGGCCAGGAATTTTCCAAGAACCGGGTAATGCGGGTGCTTAACCAGTTCTGCAACGATGTATATAAACAGTTCAGCCTATACTACATCGGAAAGACTGATAATACTGAAACCGGGCGCAATCTTATGAAGGGATGGATTGTAGGCTATCTGAACGAGATACAGGCCGGCAACGGTATCCAGAACTTTGTCGCAGATGACGTACAGGTGAGGGAAGGAAGCAGTGTTGATTCCGTGCTGATTGATGTTGCCATCCAGCCGGTGGACAGCATAGAGAAGATTTACATGACAGTGACGGTATCCGTAAACACTGCCGCGCAATAAGGAGGTAGAAAATGTTTCTGTTAGAACGTGATGCCCTTAATGGTAAATCCGGGAGTGGATTCATGACCATCGATGGGGAAAACCATGAAATGTTTGGGCTGAAGAAATTCCAGTCCAATGCAGAATTCCAAGAGAGCGATTTTAAGGTAGTGGGGACGACTCTGGTACAGAAGAAAACAACCGGGGTTTCCCTAAGTGGGTCCATGACGATTTATTATGGGAGCCCGTATTTTTTAAGGCTCCTGCAGGAGTACTTAAGGACCGGGAAGTTGCCATATTTTACTATCCAGATAACCAATGACGACCCAACAACCAGTGTTGGGACCCAGACCGTAGTATTCTACAATGTGAAGCTTCAGAAGCTTCCTGTGGCCATGTTGGATGCAGATTCGGATTTCCTGGAGATGGAAGTGGGATTTTCATATACTGGAATTGAGGTCCTGAACTGGTTTAATGACCCAACACAATTAGGAGGATGATAGCATGTCAAATATTAAGGCTTTTTTACAGCCACCAATCATGAATGAGACTAAAGAGGTGATTATATCCGAACGGTTTAAGGATGAGGAAGGGAACGTTGTACCTTTTGTAATCAGGATTATTGATCAGGAAACCAATAATAAGCTGACCACAAAAGCAACCAAGAGGGAGAAAATTAACGGACAGATTGTCCGGGAATTGGATAACGTGAAATACGGGAAGCTTCTGGTGGATGCCTGTGTCGTGTCTCCTAATTTTAAGGATTCGGAATTGTGCGATTACTATAAGACAGCAGACCCACTGGATGTACCCGGAAGAATGCTCTCTTCTGGGGAATATGGGAAGCTTGTCCGGGAAATTAATAACTTCAATGGTTTCATATCAACGGATAATGAACTTAATGAAGTAGAGGAAGAAGCAAAAAACTAATTGCTGGGGACACACTGGATTCAAGGCTGTGTCAGTATATGCTTTGCCAACATGGTGTGTTCCCCACGGATGTTATTTACAGGGGCCTTAAAGAAAAACTTCTGATGTGGGAGCTGATTAAGAAGGAGGCGAAGGAGGTGAAGCATAAATAATGGGTGTAATAAATGAGACTTTTGTCCTGACGGATAATTTTTCCTCTACTTTTAAAACATTTGAGGCAGCCGGGAACCGCACCCTGAACCAGATTGTCACGTTGGACAAGAGCGTGTCGGATTTATTCAATAAAAATTCTGGGGAAACCGTTACGGCAATACAAGATATAAATACATCTCTTTCCACAACTAACCAGCTCCTCCAACAGGCGAATAACGCATCATTCATGTTAGGGCAGAACCTTACACATGCCATGGGGCAATCTGCAGGGGCCATCATAGGGGCAATCCGTCAGCTGGGCAGCCAGATGCAGCAGACGAACCAGACGTTGCTGCAGATTACTTCCAACCAGCAACAGGTCGTCTCCAATCAGCAGGCACACACCCAGAGTGTCAAGGAAACCAACAACGAGGCAGGGAAACTACTGTCCACATTCAGACGAATATTAGCGGTCACCGGTGCAGTCAAACTTACCGAAATGTTTTTGGGAACAGCTGATTCACTGTCCCAGGTAAACGCGAAGCTGAACCTGATAAACGATGGACTCCAATCCACGGAAACACTCCAGGACATGATTTTCGCATCAGCTCAGAGAACACGGACCTCCTATCTGGATACCGCAAATGTTATTACAAAAATAGGTCAGAATGCCAAGGGTGCATTTTCCAGCAATGCGGAACTGATTCAGTTTGCCGAAAACCTGAATAAACAGTTCATCATTGCAGGGGCGAGCCAGCAGGAAATTGCTTCCGCCTCCCTACAGCTCACACAGGCATTAGGGTCCGGGGTCCTCAGGGGAGAAGAACTGAATGCAGTATTTGAGTCAGCCCCCAATATAATCCGCACGATTGCTGACTATCTGGGGGTAAGCGTGGGAGAGATAAGGGGGTTGGCTTCAGATGGGGCCATCACTGCTGAGATTGTAAAAAATGCAATGCTTAAGGCTACCGATGATATTGAAAAAAATTTCAGGGATATGCCCATGACATTAAGCCAGGCTTTTACGATGGGAAAGAATGAAATCCAGAAGAGCCTACAGGATAGCTTTGAGGGGTGGAACAAGTATCTTCAGACAGATGAGGCACAGCAGGCAATGACAAGGTTAATTAATCTCTTTTCTCTGGCAGCTAAAGTTGGTGTTGGAGCCTTAAGCATTATTGGGAAAGGTGCACTTTGGGTATCGAACAACCTGGATTTTATTATTCCAGTTCTGGCAGCCATTGGGATTGCCTTCGTGATACTACAGGCACAGGCCATGGCAACGGCGGCAGCCAACATAGGAGGGGCGCTTGCGACAGCTGCAGCCTGGGCAGTTGCTAACTGGCCGATTCTATTGCTGATTGCGGTACTGGCCGGGGCTCTTATAGCAGCCCAACAGTTTGGTTTTGGAATGCAGGAAGTAGGCGGATGGGTAGGGCAGGTATTCGGCATGATTTACGCGGTTGGATACAATATATTTGCTACACTTTGGAATGTCATTGCATCCTTTGCGGAGTTTTTTGCCAATGTATTTAATGACCCAGTAGCTGCAATTGCGCATCTGTTTGCAGATGCCTTGGATGCCATTCTAAGCATGGTGGAAACTGTTGCAGGTGCCATTGATGCACTTACTGGAAGTAACCTGCAGGGAGCTGTTTCGGGATTCCGGGATAACCTTAGTAGCTGGGTGGATAATACATTCGGGGAAAATGCCATCCAAATTAAGCGTATGGCAAACTTGGATGTAGGTGCAACTGCAGCTGAATGGGGCAAATACGGCGCTGATTTAGGCTCTAAGCTGGATAATATGGATATCAGTCTTGATTCCCTGAAGGATACGTTCGGAGGGTTTGATGCATCTTCCATCCCAGCGGCCGGTGACTTGGATGTGGGGGATGTAGACCGGGTAAAAAAAATAGATGGGGATGTCAACCTGTCGGATGAGGATATAAAGCTATATCGTGACCTGGCTGAACGGAGATATATGAACAACGTGGAGCTTCAGACACTGGCTCCGCAGATTTCGGTATCCATTCCGGAATCCGCTGCGAAAAACCTGACCTCAAAGGATATCGCGGATAAGCTTAAGGTATTGCTCATCCAGCAGGCCGCAGCGCACACATCGGTATCACATGGATAGATAGGAGTATACGTACCATGGCAAAAATCAAAAATGGCTGCTCCATATATATAAAATTTGGAAGCAGGAAGGTAAAACTGCCTGTAAATCCAGAAGAGATAGAAATCAAGTACCCAACTGACCACAAGACATATTCTGTAATCGGTATTGGTGAGATAGTGGTTCCCAGGAAACCATCATTAAAGGTGGTTTCCTGGGAAAGCTTTTTTCCTTCATCTGCGGATGACCCTTATGTCAATGGCAATGCAAAGGCCCCAGAAGACTATGTCGAATATTTTGAGAAAGCATTAAACAAGAATCAGAAGTGCCGTCTAATCATATCCCGTTCAGGGCTCTATGACACCAATATCCGATGCATCATCAGCGATTTTAAGACAAAGGATAAGGGCGGTGAACCGAATGACATCTATTATGAGGTGGAATTGACCGAATATAAGAACTATGAGCCGGAGGTGGTGTCAATCATCACCACGTCTGCCACGCCACTTGCTGATGCCCCGGAAGCCACTACTGAGGTAGCGCGGGAGGTGGAAACACCAGTGTTGCGGGTAGGTGCCCCCTGTATTGCCAATGGAAAGTATTGGAGTGACAGTTATGGGGCAAAGCCTTATGGCACGGCAAATAACTTAAGTACAACCGTGACCCGGATAGTAGAAGGGAATCCCTATCCAGTACATATTGGCTCATATGGCTGGCTGTCCGCAGACCAGCTGCAGATAACGGGGTGATACGATGGATAGTTTTTCTTTGCGGGTCCAGACCGTTGGTCCTGCCCCTGGTGGGGCCACACAGACCACAATTACTGAATATGCAAACATCATTGAATCAGCCGAACTTACTACAAACCGTTTTGATTCTCCTGCCAAGCTGGTGTTTTCGTGTGTTGATGCTCCTTTGATTTCGGAAGGAAGTTCGGTGGAACTTACGGTAGATGGGATAAGGATGTTCAAGGGATATGTATTTACAATTACAGAGAATCAATTGGGGGAATCAGAGTACACCGCATATGACCAGCTGCGATATCTGAAAGCGAATGCAAGTTATACTTTCATTAATATGACCTTGGCGCAGATTATCCAACAGATTGCGGCTGATTTCGGATTGACAGTTGGGAAAATGGAAGATACAGAATATGTTTTTCCATGTCTTATCAAGGAAAATGAATCCTGTCTGGATATCATTTTTGGTGCTTTGTCTGAGACAATCATCCAAACAGGAAAGATATATAATTTTTACGATAATGCCGGAGCATTGACCTTGGTTGAAGCGAAGGACATGTTCGTCACAACTGTAGTAGGGGACAGGAGCCTGGCAACGGAATATACTTACAGCCGGGATATTGATTCCGACACATATAACCGAGTGAAGCTGGTACGGCCCAATAGTGAGACTGGGAAGGCGGATACCTACATCTACGAGGATACGGAAACCATATCCAAATGGGGACTACTCCAGTATTACGATGAGGTGGATGAAAACCTGAACGAGGCACAGATTGACCAGATGTGCAAACAGTATCTCCAGTATTATAACCGGGTAGTGCAGACATTGACCATGGATAATGTTATTGGGGTCCCGGGAATCAGGGCGGGGACCATAGTGCCTGTCCGGATAAGTAGGATTCAAGATTTATCCATGTCCAGGCTGGTGCTGACTGAAAAGGTTGTACACAGCTTTGAGGCAGATGACCATGTCATGAGTATCGAGTTTAAGGATTTCCAACAGTTGGGAGGGATAAATATTGTCTGAATTGATTGACGTGTTGAATATGATTGTACAGGATAATACTAAGGCAAATAAGCAAACCGACATAGTGTATGGTACGGTCTCATCCATTGCCCCACTAACCGTCAAGCTGGATGACACAATGCTTCCGGTTCCGGATGTGGCACTGGTCCTGACGGAAAACGTAAAATCCAGGTCAGCCAAGGTACAGGGGGGAGGCGGTGGTACTGTTGTGATTAATGAGGGACTGGCCGTAGGCGATAAGGTGGTCATGCTTAGGGTTTCACACGGGAGCAGATACATCATTCTATCGAGGGTATAAGGAGGCATGATATGGCAACATTGCCGGAGGGGGTAGGGCTGGACACTTCATTGACGTATGTAGACAGACCTACAAATACATTCATGATTGACTGGTCATCCAGACAGATTAGTGGGATGGGTTCCGGGCTTGCTGCCATGCGGCAGGCGGTGGACATCATCCTGAATACGGAGCGGTTCCGGTGGCAGATATACAGCCCTAATTTTGGGGTTGAGTTAGAGGAACTGATTGGCGAAGAATATGATTATGTAACCAGTGAGATTGCGAGGCGGGTGGAGGACGCATTTTCTACAGACAGCAGAGTGCTGTCCGTAGGGAATTTCGTTTTTACAGACCAGGGACAGGGTGTCCTAAAATGCGTATTTGATGTAAGTACAATTTTTGGCCCGGTACAGGCAGAGGTAACGGTATGATAGATTTTAGTGGAAAAACGTATGCAAATATATTATCAGACCAGCTGTCCAGGGTGCCTGATGATTTGGACAAGAGGGAAGGCTCTATTATCCAGACAGCCCTTGGACCGGTAAGCTGGTATCTTGAAGGGGTATATATGGACATGCAGCGGTTACAGGACAATGTCTATGCAGGAACAGCGGGTGGAAAAAGCCTTGACCGGATTGCTGAAGCATATGGAATTGCACGAAAACCCGCTACCTATGCACATAAGCAGGGTGTTTTCAATGTCCAGGTCCCAATTGGGTTCAGGGTATCTGCAATTCAGGAAGAACACATCATATATCGGGCGGTTGGATATATAGGAGTCCTGGATGGCTCACACACGTATGACATGGAGTGTGAAAAGCAGGGAGAGATAGGGAATGGATATACTGGACAGCTGCTCCCAATTGACCATGTTCAAGGGTTGACCTCCGCAATGCTCACTTCAATTCTTATAGCAGGTAGCGAAGAAGAGAGCGACAACGCTTTGAAGGCGCGCCTGTTGAATGTGATACAGAAACCGTCTACCAGTGGCAACCGGTATGATTATTATAACTGGGCCATGGAGTGTGAGGGCGTAGGCGCGGCCAAAGTCTTTCCACTGGCCAATGGACCAGGGACAGTCAAGGTCATCGTAGCGGATGCCAACATGTCAGCTGCAGGTACCGGCGTACTGAAGATGGTACGGGAGCATATCGAGGAGCTACGCCCCATCGGCGCGGATGTGACCGTGGCATCTGTCGTGGAAAAGGCGGTCAATGTATCAGCCGGAATCAAGCTACAGGCAGGCATGAACCTGGGTGTCGTCCAGAATGCATTCCAGGCTGCACTGACTGAGTACCTGCACAAGGAGGCCCTGGACCTGTCCTATGTGAGCCTGGCAAGGGTCGGGAACCTGCTGCTGGGGACTGAGGGCGTGGAGGATTACTCAAATCTGTTGCTTAACGGCGTATCTGGCAACATGGCCCTGACGGAAGAAGAGATTGCAGTGACTGGAACAGTTGCATTGGAGGTGATGTGATGCAGGTTAATACCTTTTGCGATAAGCTGAATAAAGTTGATGGGAACATTTATGTCGTGGAGGAGGAAATCCACTTTACCAATGGAGTGTATGAGGCGGAGCTGCAGCATGATAATATTAACGAGGCTACGTTTGCGGTATTCACCGGCCCGAAGCTTACAGGAACCCGCTTGGAAACATATACCCTGTCTACACCCAGCCTGGCGCCATGGAAACGGATTGTCCGGGTGTATGCAGACGTACCGGTGGCCTACATCAGTTATGAGACGGATGGGGACACTGTTGAGGGAGACGATATCAACCGAGTCCAGGCAGCCGTTGTGGAAACTCAGAAGGCGCTGAATACGGAAGAAGCGCGTGCCTTGTCTGCTGAGATGGAACTGAATGGGCGGATTGATACAGAGGTCAAACGGGCAGAGGATGCAGAACTGACTTTAAGGAATGACCTGACAGCTGAGGTGACGCGGGCGAAGGCTACCGAAAAGACCAATGCGGATAACCTGGCCACAGAATCGACCAGGGCCAAGGCAGCGGAAAAGACCCTTACGAATAACCTGGCCAGTGAGATTACGAGGGCGAAGGCTGC